ACGGCCATGCAAAATCGCGCCGGTGGTCACCATCTCGGTATACAGCAAAGCATTAGCCGACATTAAGCGCGCAAAATAACGGTAATGACGATCCGTCCAATCGAGCATCGGTGCAATGGAAAAGGTTCTATTGATTGATTTTAGCATAAATTCTTTTATATCAGACTACTTATGTGATGTTGCTTAATTACAGTGATAATATATTTTTGCTGTTTTTTGTACGTTTTTGCACATTTTAAAATGGTCGGGTATCCTGTGGGGTATCCCAAAAAATTGGACAAGGTATCCAAATGGCGTTTTATGTTATCGATGCTCGTCAACGTGCCGATGGAACCCCGCGCTATAAATGCACTGTGCGGGTGAAGCAAAAAGGTAAGATAGTTTACAGCGATCACCGCACTTTTACAAAGCAGGCGCCAGCGGATGCATGGGGTAAGCAGCGGGTAGCTGAAATTGAAACCAACGGTTTTGAGGATAACGCAAAGTTACAGTTAACGCTGGGTGATGTGATTACCAAGGCGAGTGCGGATACTAACATCAATGCGAGCATAGGGCGATCTAAACGATATTGCCTTAAATTACTGGCTGACTGCGACATTGCTAAAGTACCGCTTGATGAGCTAAAGCCACACCACATTATTGAGCATTGCAAATTACGGGCTGAGGCTGGGGCTGGCGGCGCTACGCTTTCGATAGATGTGAGTGTGATCCGCTGGCTGCTGAGGATTGCGCGGTCAAACTTTGGTTATGATGTGTCGCAGGTGGCGGTGATTGACGCCTACGATGCGCTATACGCTCAAGGCTTGATTGCCAAATCCGCTAAGCGTTCTCGCAGGCCAACGGCGATTGAAATTGAAAAGCTAAAAATAGGATTAGCAGCAAGGGCAGATCAACGGGCGGCGCATATCCCCTACATTGATTTGCTCGACTTTTCGATACTGAGTTGCATGAGGATTGGTGAGGTATGCCGCATCACGTGGGCAGATGTGGATGAAGCACAAAAATCGGTGATTGTGCGAGACCGTAAAGATCCGCGCAAAAAAACTGGCAACCACATGCTGGTGCCGCTACTTGGTGGAGCGTGGGAGATACTGCAAAAGCAGCCACGGTATGATGAACGGGTATTCCCGTATAACGAACGCAGCGTTACAGCGGGGTTTCAGCGAGTGCGAAATGAGTTGGGGATCACCGACCTACGCTATCACGACCTAAGGCGCGAAGGCGCAAGCCGGCTATTTGAGAAAGGCTATAGCATTGATGAAGTAGCGCAAGTGACAGGACATAGGAATATCAATACACTGTGGCAAGTGTATACCGAGTTATTCCCTAAGAGGTTGCATGATAAAGATCATGCAATGCTCATTGATAATAGCGAGAATTTAAATGATTGATTTAACAGACGAAGAAATGAATTTAGTCAAAAATGCAATAAATAAATTTAATGCAGCACTGAAGCTAGTTGAACCTGACTCAAAGGATATTTTAGCTCTAATTATTTTCATCAATGGATGTTTTGACAGAAAAAGCTATATAGATACACGATTCCAAGCACTCGTACACTACCCTTCAGCTAGGAAAGCTGGATGGTCGCTAGATCAACTCTTACAATCTGGCAATCGTTTAGACGTTTTTAACTACGCCATAGAGCAAGCAAGAAACATATTGATAGAATCTAATAAATGTAATCCTGACCTATTGCTTGGTGTTTATAATAGATAGTCTAAACCTCAATCTCCACAAATGGCAAATCGGGTGCAGTCCCTAGCACTCTGCCATCTTGCACATAGATATTGTCGCCAACGGTAGCGGTACCAATGGCGCGGATTGTATGGCCGCTGGCACTGCTGGCGGTGACAGTGCCATCGGCATTAACGGCAGACACGAGCATGATCTGCCGTGGCAGCACCAAAGCAGATTGAAGTTGTTTAAGCATGATGCCTCGATACTAAAAGCTGGATCCCCGCATTCGCGAGGATGACGTGATAAAACCTAGGGGCTAGACTCTAGATTCTAGAATCTATAAGGGCGCAGCCAGCTCTAATTCCTAACTTTCTAACGGGCTGATAAGTGTGATGCTTTGCTCGATATCGATATCGCCGCGATCGCTTACAGTCGCGCGGATAGTCCAACTATCGCACACGCCTTTAAACACTTCGCTGTTGATGGTGACACCAACCAACATGCCAGGCGTTGCGGGTGGTAAATCGGCCATCACTGGCATCGACAAATTCACACTCAGCTTATCGCCCGTTTCTGCTAGTGCATTAGTGCCGGCTACGCGGGCGGCTTGGTTATCAACAATCAACTGAGCACTGATATCAGCCGCTGGGATATTGCCCGCACTGCCTGCGCGTTTGACTTTGGCGCTAATGCCATGCTGTTCGCCACGCAGCCACACCACGTTACACAATGGATTGCGGCTTACTGAGTCGCTATAGCTAGTGATCACCGCATCGTGCAATGCCAGATCAGGCACAGCGGTAGCCATTGCCCACGGCGCAGTTGGCCAACGCGGTACTATGGTCAGCTTTTTGGCTGCATCATCGGTTAAGATCATGCAGCCCAATTGCCCTACCGCCTCGGCTACTGCCTCGATCGGTGTTTTATTGCCCACGCTAAACGCACCAGCTGGGATGGTAAAATCAGTGATGCCGTTAAGCTCCACCGTCCAGCCAGTATTTTGCAGCAAGTCACCCAACAAACCCGCAAAACTGCGGGCCGTGGTGTTGGTGTAGCTGATTGGCAGCTTATAAGGCGCGGCCAGTTCGGCCACGCGGGATCGGCCAGTGCTGTTATAAGTGGCACTGCCAAACACTTTGCTCACACTTGGCTGTTCAGCAATCGCGTAAAATTCATAGCCGTTAATGGTTATCAGCAATAACTCATTGTGAGCGCGCTCGGCATCGATACGGCTTGAGAACTCCAAGCTCACCGCGCGGGCCCACTGGCCACGGCTGTGGCTAATGCTCACGCTGCTGATCACAATCACTGTGCCGTCTGAAACTCGGGTGCATGTCACCGTTGGCTGCATTAAGTAGTACCTGCGGATTTGGGGTTCAATTGGGATTTTAAAATCAAGTGGTGGTAATACGGGATTGCCGTCAATCAAGCCGCCGCCATCATCCCAATAGCAATAATTAGGTGATGCGGTAAAGCGCAGCACAACGGGATTTGGATCATCGGCTAGCGGCTCATTAAAGCGCAGCGTAATTTTGCCAACAGGCGGGCGGTATTTACTCGAGCACACCCAGCGCGGCGCATGTGGCCCCCACGTAATGGTTTGCTCGTTATCAACCACAATCCCGCGATAACTGATTATTTGCGCAATCTCAGCTTGTGGACCATCAATCCAAGTGACAGCTAACTCGCGATCCACGGCGGTAAAGTTCACCCACGGCAGCACGGTGTAAGCCATGTGATCCTTTGGCGTTAGCCACACAATCGCAATGCCAGTTTGGTGATCATCCGGTGTTATCCAGTTAATCGCCAAATCGCAGCGAACCTCATCACCCACAGCCCAAGCAAACTGTGTATGTATGCCCGTTGATTGCGGGTTAAGCCATTGGATTTCGGTATTGAGTTGGGTGCCGTTGTCATTATCCCACGCGCCTGTGCATTGCGATTCATGGTCGATTGATGCCTCAGCCAGCAATAACGCTTGCTGCACTGGGTTTAAATCCGCCCAACTAAAGCCAAGCTCGATACCAAAGGAGTTATCGACAATAACAGGCGCATCATTAAAGCGGATTTTTACAGGCGAGACAGCGTTTAACCAAGGGGTGTCAAAGCGAATTACTGTGGCTGTCATGGGCGAATATTCACGGTATTACCATTAATCAATTCGGCTTTAACACCATCCACGAACTTTGCGTTATAAAAACGATTGTCATCAAGAATACCCACTAACAAATTAGCATTAACACTGTAAATTAGCGGCACAATAAACTTTAGTTGCTTATTTGACTGATAATTAAAATTGTGAAATACCTCGGTTGTATTACGGTCAATAATTACTACTCTCTCAGCATCAGAGTCAGCATCAACAGCCACAACGCATTGATTATTCACGCCGCCATTTACAACTCTTTGTTTGAAAAATTTAATCATACCATTCACCTGTACTGATCCATAATTGTGGAGAGCCATAAGATCTTAATAAAATGAATTTTTCAATACCTTGCAACAGCTCTTTTGGCCAGTCTGTTGTCCTATATCCAGCAAAAGAAGATAGATACAGACCTGGAATAATGCCTCTCCCTTGCGGCATCGATGTAGTATTGTTTTGAGTGTTGCTCCCGTAAATATATATAGGTGACATTAAGTGATTAATCGATAAAGATTCTGCATCACCGCCATCAGACGTGTTTCCCTTATAAAAAAGGCCTCTTGAAAAAGTATGCATTAACGATGTTACTGTGCCGTCAAGCGCATAGAGCTGACAAGACAATGTCGTACCTGAATATCCGGTAATTCCTTCTGAGGAAATAGAATCGCTTGTGGCTGAGTTACCGGTAACAAACGTGAATGGTGCGGTATCATTTACAATTACTGAATGTATGTCACCGATGAAAAACACCTGTGTATCCGCAAAAACTCCAGATAAGGCCATCTTATTTGAATTTGTAGCATGCAAAATTAAGTAAAATCCGCGCTTTGTACCAATAATTTCCCAACCTTTGTGTGTAGATACTGGCGAAAGTCCTCTAACCCAAAGAGGTTTGAAAAATGTATTTATATCAGTCATCCCCATCGCACATTTAATTGCAATAGATTTGTTGGCAGTGTTAGTACCGTCACTGGAATAAAATTTAACATAACCACCGCTACCACCAACCGTAGTAGCGTTTCTGAATGCAATAGAACGTGTTGCCGCATCTTCAAACTCAAGCGTCCAGCCTAATGGTTGTTTATCTCCATAACCTTCAACTAAAACTTTTTTTAAAACGTTTATCCACTCAGAAGGTGTGTTATTAACTAACTGCGGAGCGCCTGCATCGGTGTAGCGGTAAACGGTAACTGGTAATCCCATATAAACTCCTGAAAAGTTGCTAGGTAATAGGCCCTAGGTTCTAGAATCTAGAAGCGCAGCGCCTAGCGCCTTTTTACTAGCGCCTGCTGTTAAGACTCATTGCCGCGGAATGCGAGTACGGCGCGGTCGGTGGTGATTTGGCTGTGACCGCTTTGCACTGTGCGCAGTAGCATAACGGGCTTACTGGCGGCATATGTTTTAAAGCGGATGGCCTCGCCTGTATTCCAACCACCACCAAACGCAGCGGCGCGGATGATAAAGTAAGGTGCTTGCGTTAGCGGGTTAACGGGGGCAAAGTCGTTTAAGATGTCACCTGAGGCGATTTGGCCAATGCGGCGGCCAACACAGCGGAACGCCGTTGGGCTAGTGAAGATCAGCACCCAATCTTCATTTATCGCTGTGTCGTTACGCACTTCAATTGGATAATCGACATTGTTCAAATTGCCTGTGGCTGGTGTGCCATCTAAGTCCCAGTTGTTGGACCATGCCGTCATATCACGCACAGTACCCACGCGGGCTTGCAAGTCACCGAGGTTTTGCACACTCGATACCGTGGCACCAATTGGGTATTGTCGGCTGAGTTCGGAGGCGAGCACTAACGAGTTTTTGCGCACCTCAGTCACTAGCGCGACCTCGCCAATGGTATCGGTGAGGATAAACGGCGCGGTAAAGCCGCTAAAATCACTGTTGAGAGTGACAACACCTGTCGCTTTAACCCATGTGTAATGGGTGTTAGCTACTGTCCACAGGCTTTTGCCTTCGGCATCGGTGATATCAACAAAGCGCGCATTTGCCCGGACATTGTATGTTTGCGCTGGCGCTGGGCTGCTAATCACTTGCAATGCAGTATCTTGGATAGAGACTGAGTTCCATGCGGTGAAGGCGTTAACAATGCCGCCGTTTTTAATCCGCAGCGGATTAAGCCCGTAAAGCTCTGGCGGTGGCGATAGCGACACGGTTTCGCTAATGTCGTAACGCAAGGTTTTTAAATCCACGTTTTGGGCAAAGTTTAATGCAACGTTGGTCCCCGTAATTGATCCGGTAATGCCTGAGCCAGTGATCACCCCTGCGGCATCGCTTGAGGCCGAAAGCAAGGTATCCCCCGCAACGTTACTCACTTGCACATAAAATGTGTCAAGCACTGGCGCATCGGTAATTAATGCAAAATTAGCGATATTATCCGAGGTGATTTGCGGCTCAACTAAACAGTTATAAGTGATGGTAAAATCGCCACGGCTATCTAAAAACTTAGTGGCCACGCCCGTTTCGTAATTAAGCTGTACTAAGCGAACACTGTTTACAGCATCAACAAAATTGCCGTCTGATGTTTCAATTAAAAATGCGCTGCCGTGAGATGTATTGGTAAACACCACCCGCATTTGGGTTGAGCCAAGGGTGATTTTTTTGTTTGCTGGAAACGCCGACCCATAGCTATAAACCGCATATTTAGCCGCTGATAGGTATTCGATTGTAATAGTATCAATATCGTAATAACTAAGATCTAGCCCAGTGGCAGTAAATGTCACGGTTGTGCCAACAATAGAGCGTGTCCATTGTGCTGGCGAATTAACGACTTTTGGTGATAACTGTAGGCCATTATTTACATAGTCATTATTAAGCAAATTGGGCAGTTCAAAAATATAGGTTTGCTGCCCAGTGATATAGGGCGTGCTAACAGTTTTAGCAATAATCCCACTGCCATCATCACCCGAGGTAATCGTATTGCCAGGTAATGGATTAAGGGTTTTTACCTTCGGTAACAACTCGGTAATCGTTGACTCAAGCAGGATTTCATTACCTGAGGATGCAGCCGTTAACTTGCTTACGCCATGGTACTTAATACCATCGTTCTCACTCACAT